CGACAACACAAGAGACGCGGACATTTCAGGCAGTACAAGGATGGACGCAGAACTTGGATACCCGAAGCCCTAGTGGGCAAGATTGAGTTTGGTTATATCTATCACAGCTATACAGCTACACAACAAAGGAGAAAGTAAATGACTGACGCACAACTGCAAATGGTGGCTGATGATCTCATCGCCCAGTACAAACACGAGATCGCCAGAGATGGCGACTGGTGGCACGGCACGGACGAGTACTCGTTCAACATCCACTCGCCTGACAATGACGATTGGTTCAACATCAACGTGTACAAAGTTGACCCAGTTACGGGCATGGACAACTACGAATGGATGATTGACTTACCCCGTGTATTTATTAAAGGAGAAAGTAAATGACTGCAATGACTAAGACTCAGATGGTGAACGCCTGCGCTGACTACGAGGTGGACTGGTTCTTTGATAGGGAACCTGCGGAACAGAGAGAGGTGTTCCGCCACATCATGCTGCATGGTATTCGTGGATTCAAGAACTACCCTGACGATAGCTTGTTTACAGTTTGTGTAGACAAGGGTGTTTTTTTAATGGAGGAATGAAATGAAACGCTACTACATACAAGCAAGCTACGTCGTATGGTGCGATGCCATCGTTGAAGCAGAGAACGAGGAGGAGGCACGTGATATAGCGCAAGCTATGGACGGCAGTGACTTCGAGCCTACTGGCGGGGGTGACTGGAATGTTGATTGTGTAACTGAAACAGAATGGGAGTATGTATGAACGGACTAGACACACACTACGCCAACATGTTGGCAGATCATCAACGCATGCTCGATGAGCAAGCACAGAAGGAGGAAGAGATGGACAGTTTCAAAGACAAGATAGCGTTGCTACTTGAAGAGAACCACCCCGCTGAGTTGGAAAGGCTTACGGGTGTAGACGATACAACGTGCAAGAAGGTTGTGCACCAACTGTACATGGAAGGGTTCAACGATCGCAACTGTTGGGAGCCTGAGAGGGTAGGTGACATCTGGGTCATCTTCGGCAAGACTTTTGCAGGCGAATGGATAAACGAAGACGGAGATTACATGGGCTTCGATACGAGGCGTGAGGCTAACGATTACATCAAGGAGACATTCAAATGAAATACGTAGACAAAACATTTACCGAGGACATGGGTGGGGGGTGCATGGTTGACTTCCTCATACTAAGCGATGGCCGTTGTGTGGGCATCGATAGCGATTCGATTGTGCTATACAAGTCGTATGAGCAGGCACGTGATGGTGTTGGCTTTGAGAAGATGATTGACCTGTGGGAAGGAGCGAAGCAATGAAAGTTAAAGAAGACATTGCGCTACACCTGCGCTGTATCGAGGCAGACCTACGGGACTACCTGTCTGACCCATCAGACCACACATTCGAGACGATCGAAGACGTGCACATCCTGCTATTGGATGTGATGTATAGGTTGGGCATCACGCCCGAATCAGAAGAAGGAGAAACAGAATGCTGACACCATGGGAAAAGTTTGAAAGAGTAGTACTTTTGTTATTGGTAATTGTACTTATAGGTGATCTTTTATACTGGAGACCCTATTGACAACTGTCTACTCTTGGACAAATAATCTCAACCCCAAGGAGAAAATAATGGAAAGAAACACACCTTACGATACGGGCAAGGTCAAGATCGGCTTGCTCTATACCCAACCTCCCCCTGAGTGTACCCCTGAATCTGACTGGATACAGGGCGTACTGCTTGGCGACAGGCAGGGGATGGATGAGCTTATGCTCACCACAATACAGTCCATCGGGCTTATTGCTTTCATCGTTATCGTCATGCTACTAACAGGAGAAACTTCAAATGCCTGACATTCAAACTGCCTTTAAAACTGCACTTAGCAAAACCCTACAACAATGGGATGACGATGGGGAGGCTCCCCCTCTTCAACCAGTGTCATCTTGTCTTTTGCCCCCAACCAACCCCACGCAAACAACCACCATGAAGAAAACTTTCAACATCACCAACAACATCTCCCGAGTAACCTTCGACTACATCAAGAACAACCCCGGCTCCACACGCAAGGAGATCATCCAAGCCCTTGAGCATCAAGGCTTTGCAGGCGGGTCAACATCAAGCCTGATCGCACAGATGAGACGCAACAAAATGATCCACGAAACCAACAACCTGTACTACGCAGACATCGATGAGTACCGCCCCATCAAATCGCTCAAAGCACTCAAGAAGCTGGACGCACCTATAGCACCACCCAAGCGCAAGTACGAGAAGAAAGCCGTGACAGGCATCGGTGCGTTGCTACGTGAGAAGTTGGAGAATATGCCTGTGCCTAGCCAAGATGCGCTTGACGCTGCTGCTTACGCTATGGGCGGGCATGCGCCTAAACGCATGATCTCTCTTGTACGTGTGAAGTCGCCCGAAGATATTTTGAAGGACATGACTGTGTATCAGGCACATGACTTGTACCGCCACCTCAAAGAAATGTTTGGAGGTTGAGATGAAACCCATAGAACTTGAAGTAGACGAGCACCCGCACTCGGGTGAGGTTAACGAACAAGGCGACTTTGTCTTCTATCTGTACGGGTCAAACGAGTGCGATCAAGAGTTTGAAAAAGCGATCGAGACTTTGATACATCTTTGGCCTTTGCAAACGGAAGTATCTATAAAAATCAATGTAAAACTTAAAGATGTTTACAACGACACATACGAAATGTTCAACGCTGGCGGAAAGATTCAGCAGGTGGACACGCCTCGCTTCGAAGCCTTGCGCAAAGACTGCCAATGGATAATTGACCAGATCAACACACTGGAGATGAACACATGAAAATACCTTTCCTTGAAAGGTTCATGGCTAGGGTGCGCTCGTGGTTCCACAGAGGTGCACCGATTGTCGTGGACGCAACGCCCATAGGGGAGACACCGCAAGCTCCTGTGGCTGTGCCTGAAGAACCTAAAAAGCAACGCAAGCCTCGTGTGTCACACAAGGAAGACAGGCGCAACCTGTCTGAACTACTGGACAACCTTGACGTATCCTTTGATACCTACCGCCTGCCTAGCATGAAAGAGTCTTGGCTTGAACAGGACAGCGTCATAGGCTTACGCAAGCTAGGCACGCATGTACCCAACCCATGGGAAATGCCGTGGTCTGATGATGAGGAGAATATCAAAGTCAATGTGTCCAAGGCCATGCCAACGCTGATGTGTATTTGCATCGGTAACAAGGAGACACGTCAGGACTCTGCAAGTGACCATATTTACCCTGACATCATGTTTGCCATCAAGCACAAGAAGCTACCTTGGTATGTTGGCTATCACTCAGGTGTGCCGTATCAGTACGGAGCCGCTTTCCGTCTCGATGGTAGGTTGTTTTGGATTCACATGTGGTTCACCATCAACCGAAAGACAGGCGCCATGCAAGCGTGTGAGGAACTGCGCACGATCACCAATATCATACCCATCAAGAACTCTGCGTCTAAGCGAGGAGGGGGTGGCAGGAGTCATGTCGTTACGAAGCGGGCTTGGTCGCAACCATCGTTCTTTGAGAACGACAACCATTCAATAGATCATATGCGCTTGGCATCCAAGAACATTTTTGCTGCCATGTTTAACTGGTGGGTCAAGCGTGATGAGCGCTGGAACGTTGTGGTCAAGAAGAATGGTGAGCGTGTAACATTTGGCGTTGACCAAGATCAGACAAAACTTTATTTCAAAGACCGTGACAAGTCCGTCAAGACTGCCAGTGGGCAGACACAACGCATCGTGCACTACGTCAAGGAACATGAACGCACAGTGGGCAACAAGTCTGTTGTCATCAAGGAACATATCAGGGGCGTGCGTGAGTTCTCATGGGCAGGGTATCAGTGCCTTGTGACTTCACCTAAGATCACTGGCAAGACCGCGGCCACATTTGATTCAGAAGGGATTGATGTCAATGACACAGATGAAACTGATTTTGTGTATTTGAGTAAGCTAGGTAAATTGTTGGCGCAAGCCGAAGAAAAAGACAGGAGAATTGCATGACAGAACCGCAACTGAATGTGTGGGAGAGAGCGCTGGGTTGGCGCAAGCGTCAGATGATTAAAGGGCAGATCACCAACGAAGTGACGCAGAAGATTCGCAACGATGCGCTAGAAGAAGTGGCACGTGAGTTCGATGCTATGAAAAACTCTGGTGACACAGCGGCAAGCTTCGCCGCGTATGTGCGGGGGCTTAAGACATGAAGGTGCTTGACCTTATCACCTACGACTACATCAGAGAGTGCTTCGTCTTGCGAAACAGCCTACAACCACGTGTGCTCAACCCTTGGGAAGAACTCGCTCTGATAGACCGCCCTAGCATCTTCATACAAGATGTGCGCTTTCGTGCCAAACAACCATCAGGCACGCTCTCAAGTGAAGAAGGCTTGGGCTACAGACAATTTGGCACATTCAGCCGTGCCGTAGAACCACTACCAAACAAACATACAGGAGCCCTGAAACGTGAAGAGTAATCACAACATCATTCGTGAGCTACTCAAACGACACCCCGATGGTTTGAAGTCAAGCGACATAGCCAAGTTCACTGGCATAGACGTTCGCTCTGTCAACAAATCATTGGAGAGTGTCTTTGGTGTGTACATCGATCGGTGGGAGAAGTCGACCCACCGCAATACATTGGCGGCAATTTGGGTAGTCGTTGACGTGCCTGTGAACTGCCCAAAGCCAGACAACACGGGAAGGCGATCGCGTGAACGGATATGCAACCCCGCTGACGCTGTATTTTTAAACAGAAAGAGAGAGATCAATGACTGAGGCACACAATGGCTGAAACACCTGAATGGAAAGTAAAGAAAGCGGTACGGCTGTTGCTGGACAAGCTAGGCGTATACCACTTCATGCCCCCTGCTAACGGCTTTGGCCGTGCAGGGATACCTGACATCGTTGGCTGCATGGACGGACACTTCATCGCCATCGAGTGCAAGGCCGGCAAGGGGCAGACCACCGCGCTACAGGACAGAGAACTCAACGCTATCCTCAATGCAGGCGGTACTGTGTTCATTGCCCGTGAGCACAACATACCGGACTTAGAGCTATTGCTCAAGGAGAAACAAAATGAACTACGAGGACTTTGACGGCTCAATGACCGAAGCTGAACTGCACCGCAGGGTGACGGCCATGTCAGACGAAGAGCAAGCGCATTTCAAGCTACTGATACATAAGCTGGTGATGTGCTACGGGGATGGTAACGCGCAAGGCGTTGTCATCATTGGACGTGCTGAAGATGCGATGGCAGGAGTCGTTACCCTCAACTGTAACGAGATGGAGGCGTCGCAACTCATGTTGGCGGCAAACGATTTTTTCGGCTTTCTAAACGTCCTAGACGCACCACCCAAGGAGAACTTTAATTGAACACACAAATCAGCAGGAAAAGAATCGTGGAACTCATGCACGAATCAACAGAAACACCCCACCAGTTTGACGAAGGTTGGATTGCCCGATTCATGGGGCGTTTACAGCAAGAAGACCCGACGCTTGCGGACGAGGTAATAAAAGCAGCAAACGAACGCCTTAAGGAACTTGATGACTAAACCATACGACCGAATCTTAACGATCG